CAGTCTCATTAGCAAGTCTCCCTAGTGTAGCTGTATCTAACTTACCTACCACACAGGCTGTGAGTGGTACAGTAGCTGTAAGTAATATGGTAGCACAGGGAGCTACAGATGCGCAAATGAGAGCAACACCAATTCCAATCTCAGGCTCAGTAGGAGTATCCTCACTACCAGTTGGACACGTAATAGTAGATTCAATGCCAGCAGTAAGTGTAGGTTCCAGTCCTACAGGTTCTACTGAGTGGGAACATACACCTGCACCTCTACCTCTAAGTGCTACAGGAGATAGAGTACTTACAGAGTCAAGAGAAGTACTTGCTGAGCTACAAGAAATAAGATACGTACTAGAAGAAATATCACTGTTGTTGAAATTAACCTTAGGAGATTAACATGGAACTAATAGCTAAAGGCACAGTACATCGTGCAAGACCAGATGCAACACCAGAGTATCTAGATTCAGAATTCCGTATGACTAAGTACGGTGAACTTATGGTTCAGACAGTAGTAGGTACTAAACATACAGCTGCTGATGAGGGTGGATATTATATCGCAAATAACTTAGTCCCAGGTACTGGACTTGCATTCGCTATTACTGCTGCTGCATCAGATACAGCTGGTAACTTCTTAGCAATTCGTAATATGGAATCAGTTGCAGATTCTCCTAATGCTAAGAGGATATATCTAGACTACATAAGATTGATACCTACAGTAGCTCCTGCAACTGCTACAGCTGGACAGGTTAAATTTAATATAGATACCTTCTTAAATAACAGATACACTTCTGGAGGCACTCAGTTAGCTGTAGCGGGCGTTAACTTAGATTCAGGTAATGCATCTTCTGCTCAGATATTTGCAGGTGCTCTAGTAACTACTGCGTTGTCAAGTGCAGCTAGACAGGTAGGACGTGCAGTACTTAGAACTGTAATCCCAGTAATCAATGATGAGTACATATTTAACTTTGGGGCTGTAGATATAAGTGCGAACCAGTCACTAGCTACAGCTACTGCAATTCGCCAGAACATTCCAATGCCTCCAGTAATTATCGGACCTCAGCAGACTCTTACTATGGGTATGTGGTTTCCAGGAAATGCTACTACTGCAGGAAGCTTTGAAGTTGAAGTAGGTTATTGGGAGCGGTAACATGACAACTAAAGAGATGGTGCTAGTATCTAAGAAGTGGAACAATCCCACTATAGTTGTAGGAGTTACAGAAGATGGTATTAAGATTCTCATGAACTTAGATGAGTTTCTTGGAGCTGTGATTCTAGATATGGGAAGTCCTGCGCTGTTACTTACTAAGGCACAGCTTAAAGCAGCATTACTTGCAAGTGCTGCTAATGTAAGAGAAGAGATGCATAATGCTACAGCAGTAGCTGTTTCTAATTAAGGCTAAGGAGATATTAAAAATGGGTACAATGATAACAGCTAAGTATGATAGCTCAGGTAATCTAATAGTAGAACCTAACTCAGGAGCTGTACTTCCCATGAGTTCTAATGGAGATATATTAGCAAATATAATTCCACGTACTGGAAGCATGGATGCGCTAATGACTATTGGAGGAGGTGCAGGTGAGGTAGCAGCATCCACTGACAAGAACTCACTAGTACTTTACAATGGAGTAGTAGGAGGAGCACAAGCGGTAGGAGGTATGCAAGGAGCTGAGCTTATATATACAGTAACTAATGCTAATGCTACCGCAGTTATAGATTGTCGCCATGTTAGGTCATTACGTCTTATAGCTGACCCTGCACTTACAACTAGTATAACTAATATAAACATTAAACTACCACTACCAGTAATCAATGGTAAGCCCTACATTAGACAGTTAGATATATACAGTGAGGACGTGTATGTTCTAGGAAATGCGGTAGGTCAGTATGGTACTATAACTACTACTAACCAGCCTGAGTACGCAGCGGATGCTGTATACGCTATTGGAGGCCCTGACGCTCCTGGAGGTGCATATTCCACCTCTGTTCTTAAACTTGTTGATAGTTACGACGCTGGATTTAATGCTGCTCCCATACTACAGTTACTCTATGATAGAGCAGCAGGCTGGCTAAGTAGGCCACTAGGTAAAATGCTTGGAGGCACTGGACTGGTCACAACTGTTGCAGGTACATTAGGTCAGCAGCTGGCAGGGAGTGTTCTAGGAGCTGTATCACTTGCTGCTAGTGGAACTGTGTACACACTGAGTACTATAACTATAGCAACTGCTGCAGGATTTTGGTTGTTTGAGGGGTCTGTTACATTTACATGGACAGCAGCAGCAGTATTTACTAAGTTAGAAGCTGGTATGTGCGAGTCTCTTACAACCCTCGGCAGTACAGCTAATACAATTTCAAGTCCGAATATAGGTGCAGCACTTACTGCTGGCTCACTCACACTGCCATTTAGAACTACTTGTATTGGACAGCCCTCAGCTCTTAGTATGACAGCTAGAGCTACATTCAGTACTGCTGGTATTACTGCTACTATGAATGGGTATAAAACTACAAGGATAGGATAATATGAGATTAGTATACAATGCTGGCACAGCTACTAAAGTGCGAGGGAAGTCAGTGGCAGAAGATTTCCAAGTATCTACTCAAGACACTCCACTGAGTATAGGAGGAACTCCTACTACTGGGAATACAATAGCTGGAAGTGACCAGATTACAACTAACACAGTTGCATCTATGGATAATAACTTTATCGTGAGTGCCTTTGCTCCACTATCAGCTACTCCTCCAACTATTTCAACAGACACTCCAAGTATTGTTACTGTAAGTAACTCTGGTAGGGTAACTCGTATAGCAGATGGGCTGGCAGTTATACGAGTCACTAATCCATATGGGACTAGACTGTACTCACAGCAGATGGTAAGAGTTGGAGGTACTACTAAAGTACTTACAGGGTATGTAGCTGGGTCACTAGCTGCCCATGTAAGCGCAGCAGTGGATGGTATGATATCAGGCAAGTTACCTAATGCCGCTACCCAGAATGTATTTACTGCATCTGGAACTCGTAGCAGTACTCACATAGCGGCAGCTCTAACAGGACTGAGTGCAGTGAGTAGTTATAGAGCTTCTACTGGTAGACAGTATCCAGTCACACTTATATCTAACAGGCATTTTATATGTGCTGCTCATGTGCAGCCAGCTATAGGGGAGGTCATAACTTGGATGGACGGAGCAGGTAACAACTATTCTGCGAGTGTAAGTTCTAAACAGCTTTTGGGTTCTTATGATATTTGCATAGGGTACTTGAGTGCAGCTATAAACGCAGCTATAGTTCCAGCATCTTTACTGCCCTCTAACTACGCAAACTACTTACCGTCCCAGAAGTACACAGGAAGCAATGCAAATATACCAGCAGTAATTGTAAGCTACAACACTGGACTAACTACTGATGTACTTCCTACGTCTGAACCTCATGTAAGAGTTACTGAAGTTACAGAGTTCACTAACAACATATGTGTTATGGCAGCAACACCTCAGTTCAGTAGTAGACAGCCGTTTATGTCCTTACCATATGCAGGAGATAGCGGAAGTCCTGTATTCATTCCAGTCAATGGAGTACTTGTACTACTAACCAAGTTGTATACCGCACTCAGTGGGCAGAGCTATGCAGATAAGTTATATGATATAGATGCAGTTATGACTACTCTTGCGGGTACTGCATACAGCACTACAAAAGTAAACTTAGCAGGATTTACCAGCTTCTAGATACATAATAGAAAAGCCGCCTGAGATACTTACTAGGTATCAGAGGCGGCATTCTTAGTTCTTCTCCTCAAAGTGGTCACGGATGAATTGTTTGATTTCGTCAGGTGAAATGTTGTGATATACACCATAAAGTAATTTATTAAACTCCTTCCCATCTAGCACACTCTTAGTCTTGGGTGGGGTTAGAGTGCATTTAGACCAGTAGTCTTTAGTATAGCTACTAATTATTAACTGTGGTGATGGTGCAGTATGCTCGCACCCCGTCGGTGAGTAGTAAGTATCACCAACAAACACTGGCTGATGAACTCCCCCACTATCTTTGATGAATACTAGTGGGAATTCGTATTCGATATTAAAGGTATGACTTGGACATCCGTAACTTGACCCACTACCACCACTGCTAGTATGACTGCAATCAAACCACTTAAATCTTCCAGTAACACTAAACTCATCACACAGTTCAAGATAATCTGCTAAGCCTCTATAATATGACGGTGTTCCACCTTTGTGTTTCATTTCTTATCTCTCCTAGCAACTCTCTTGTACTCTGAGCATCTTTCCATGAACTGTGGGTACATAGTAGAATCTTTCTGTACCCAACTTCCTACTCGCACCTCTTTAGCTGTACAACTCCAATCAGACTTATCTAATACAACTTGTGGTGACTGCTCCTGATATATAGCTATACCTATACATAATACAACAGTAGCAATTGTACCCCCCAGTAAGAATATCCCAGAAAGTTCTGCATCGGTCTTAAGTTGTTTCTGTATTCGGATGGGTATTCTATTACCATGCTTATCTAAGTCGTATCTCCACTCTCCCTTAGGAGCTAAATCTTCTATGTCTCTCATAGCTAATGTCCTCTCTTTCCTAGGTATTTCTTTGCCTCTTCTGAAGCTCGTAGTTTTAATCGCTCAATACAGGCAGCTGCTATTTTCTCGAAGTCATCTTGTGTGTATGTACCATCTAGTACTATGCCACAGTAAGCTGCAATCTCAGCCATCTTAGTTTCCCACTCAGCTGCTTCGTGCTTAACTAGAAGTATCTGTAACTCTGGGTGAAATGAGATTTCATCTTGCAGTCTGAAGAATACTTCTGGAAAGAATGCTACAGTTCTTATGCTCATACTATCTACCTCCGTATAGTTTCTTTAGTAACTTCTCTGCGTGGTTAGCTTGATTGTATACATCATCTACTGGGTCATGTGGAATACCTACGAAAGAATCTTTCTTAACAGTAGGTAATAAGTTCTTAAGAGTTCTATAACACATATCACCTGAGTACTTCCACGGAGTTGTTAGATGTAGTTTATTATAATACGCCACAAGTAAAGTATTATCGAATGTTGCTCCATTGCCCCAGACTCTTACATCTGTAACTCCGTAGTATGTTTTGCACTGTGATACATACGCACTGAACTGAGTAAGTGCAGATACACATGAAGTAGTTCCTCCAAACATACGAGAAGATAGAGCTTCTGGTTGCTTGCCCCACCAATTTAATGTATCTGCATCTTGATAGAATCCCTCTTCTAGTGAATCTTCCACAGAGATAGTTACAAAGAATCTTAAGCGTTCTAGTGGTGCTGTAACTCCGAATGTTGTTGCTGCTATTGCTAGTATGACTGCTCCTGAGGATGTTCCAGCTGTCTCTAAGTCTAACATTATATCTATGTGTTTAGTGTCTCTCATATCTAATCTCCTATTATAAACTACAAATGATAACTTCTTTCTTCTCTAGTGAGTAATGAGAAATCTACAGTGCCATTACCTACCTCTACTACTACTTTCTTCTTGGCTAAGAATCCTCCATTAGCGAACTGTATCTTCTCAGCTCGTTTAAGATTAGCTACTATCTCAGCCAGCTGGTCAAACTTCTCTAAGTCATTGTGTACGTGTTTCCAAAGTTCTGGTAAGAGCATAACTCCTGAGGCTGCATCAAGTATTGTTACTATCTTATGCGCCACATCACTGTGCTTAGCCTTACCAAACTCGCCTAATGCTTTAGGCATAAGATGTTCTGTATGGCTCAGGATAGTATTAGCATATATAACATCTGCTTGAGTTATCTCAATGCTCCATCTCACAGCTGCACATAATAGACATAACTTAAGCAGATGTGTGAATCTCCTGTTACTATAAGATTCGAATCGTACATCATCTACTCCACACCATGAGTTATATATGTACTCTAACATAGTCTCAGCCTCTGAGTTACAGTACGCCTCTCCATGTACTGTACTCTTAATGAGCCTAAGAGAATCTAGAAGATTACTGGTTACTTCATCTGAAGGTCTCTTAGGAAATGCTATCTTCTTTCCTGTAGATTCTCCGTAGATTAGAAGTAACCTACTAAAGAATCCCTGTCCTATTATCTCAGGTGGAAAGGCAGTTGCAAAACTCGTAGGAGTAGTACCTCCTAAGATACTTACAGTTGGATTAGGTATATTAACAGACTTGCCATTCTTGATTCTGTTCCTATAAGTACCAGCATAATCCCACATAGAACCTAGCATGGATATGAATTCTATATTACCATTACCTATGTAATCATTGAACTCATCAGCTGCTATGTACATCTCACTAGAGTCTTTAGGTGCAGCAGAACCAAATAGATTCTGGTCTAGTATATCTACTGGCACTCCAGAATCTTCTGGGTCTCCTTGTAAGTCTAGTAGAAACTTCTCCTTAGATGTTTTCTCTGCACTGAATGTATCGTAACCTACCTGAGATAGTATACTCTTTGCAGTTTTAATTGCTGTAGATTTCCTAGTACCTGGAGAACCTATTAACATCATATATAGATTCGGGTGTATATCGAATGTACCTAGTTTAAATACTACCTGTCTACCTAGATATGCTCCAACCATTGATAGACAGCTCCAACGATTGAAGAATCTAGGTGTCTCAGTTGCTTCTGTATAATCAAGATATAGGTCTATAAAGTCCTTTTGTTTTGGAGTACTCATGATGTCCCTGTTATTCAGTATCGCTCCAGTATTTAGAGCCTCTACCATCTGCACCAGCTTTTAAGTCTGCTGGTACTGTGAAGGTTCTGGTCTTTCCATCATATCCTTTTACTGTAACTGGTATCTGCATCTCTGCTAGTACTAATGCGCCTATGTATGAATGACCTTCTCTTATCTGGAATAGAATGGAATCATGTATCTGTGCGTTGAGTCTAAAGTTATTTGAATATTCAGGATTAAGAGCTATCTTATAAAACACATTCATGTAAGCTTTGTTAAGTACCATAGCATTAAGAGACTGAGGTACATGAGCTATATACGCATTGAGTGCAGGCTTACTCTTATCTGGGTTAGAGAAACATCTACGAGTCCAACCTGTTGCACCTACTAACACACCTGTAAGTTTGATATCTCTAACTACTCCTACATAGAATATACTTCTAAGCCTAGGATATGTCTTATGAAATGCTGCTAGTAGATGCTCAGCTACATCTTTAAATGCGTATCCTACAGGAAGGTTCAAGAGTTTCTTAGCTTCTAGTATCTTCTCTTGTCCCATAGTTTCTACCATGACACTAGCACCCATGTTATAGTTAGCTCCATGATTAACTCTCTTAGCTAAGTCACGTAACTTCTTATTTAATGTCTTGCCTGTCTTGTTGTCGAAGATAGTTTCATAGCCAACTCCGAAGAACTTGGATGCGTTAACAGAATGAAAGTCATCAGTTCCTGTAACAGCCAATATAAGATTCTCCTCTCCTGCGACGTAAGCAGTATCTCTAGATTCGGCTTGTCTAAGGTCACACTCCATAAGCATGAAGTTTGTATCTGCGGATATTGTTTGTTTAACTTCCTTACCTCGTGGAATATTCTGTATTTGTAGTCCGCACCAGAAATGGTGTTCTCTAGATGCGAGTCTACCTGTATCAGTACCGTGTGGATTAAGTGCATATAGTATTCTCCCTTTGTATTCTTTGTAACCTCTAGGTGATGTCTTAGTTATATCTGCATCTGTCCTGAGGTAAGTACTCTTACGCTTGCGAAGTTCTCTGATATCTATTATAGTATCTAGTATCCTAGCATTAAGTGGATGTCTCCAAGATGCTTTCTTAAGATTAGTTTCATCTGCACTTGTGAGGTCTGCACAACCTAGTATCTTTAAGAGTGCCTTCATTTGTGGAGGTGAGTTCACATTGAAGTTAGTGCCTTTAGTTACACCTAACATAGTATCTAGGGAACACTGTAACCTGTTAAGTTCTGTATCTAGCTCTGCTCTAGCTACTGCAAACTTCTCTGTATCTCTCTTAAGTCCTATCATCTCAGATAGGTGACATGGATACACAAGAGGAAATTCCATGAGGTAGTTATCTCTTGCGTACGTAGGCATCTGAAGCATCATCTCTATCCATACTAATGCAGTGTTCCAAGTATCTTTTGCATTGTATAGATAGTACTGTTGCATATCATTAGTATCTGCTAAGTCTTTCCAGTACTGTGCTTTGCGTATAAAGAACGCACCTAGATATGCCAAGTCTTTAGGGAGTTCTGAGTACCACGAATGAAATAGATTAGCAGTATCCCAATAGTATCCATACATAATGATGTTGAATCTAGCAAGATAAGATGCATCATACTTTCCATTCTGTAGAATCTTAGGAACTTCTAACGCACAAAATCGTCTAGCAGCTTCCAAGTTGTAAGTACTATCCATAGGAATGACAAGACTATGAGTAGTGGTAGTACCATCCAAAGAAATAAAAATACCAGTGAAGCCAATGCAAGATATTGCAAGATTTTCTCTGACGGTTTCAATATCAACTGCGATAGCAAATGCTTTAGAGTATCTCTGTAGTAGTTCATTATATGTAGCTGGTTCTAGTATGCACCAATCAAACTTAGGAACTGTGTTCCAATCTTGTGGTGAGGTTAATTTAGATATGTATCTGCGAGTTACGAAGTCTGCGTGCGGTACTGTAACTAACTGTATGAGCGGGTCAATGAATACGAACTCTATATCCATATACTCTATGTATGAGCCAGCCCAGTCATCAAGAGTTACCTTACGAGTAGTACCTACAAGTTTCTGGAGCAGCGTATGTGAAGTAGTAAATACTCCAGTTATGTTACGCTGCTTGCAGTAGAGTACCACTTCAGTTATAGTTGAGATAGGTGCAGTAAGTACATAGACTGTTGCACCTCCAACTAAAGTCTTAAGCCTGGGTACGAAACCTACATCCTGTTGAATGCCTAAGAATAGTAATATCTTTGATGACATGGTACTGGGTACTCCTTTCTAGCCAATCTAGCCAAGTTCTAGTTCTAACTTAATCATGCTCCTACTCTAAGAAAAGTGTTTGCCCCACAACTTACGTAGGAAATACTCCTGCCTCTCTGATAGAAGTACAGGTATGTTCTTAGTTCTTTCCTGTGCAAGTTTCCAAGTCATGTCAGATACGAACTTAGTTTCCCAAGTATCTAAATCTTCTGTACCTAGTAATGCCTCTAACTGGTCTATCATAGTAGTTGGAGGTGTTAGTTTAATTATCTCATTGCGTGTCATAGTGCTAGCTCCTGTTGTTCTGGGGATTTTTGGTATGGTTTTACCTTAAGTTCTGAGTGTATAAGGTCTATGTTTCTATCTCCTGCCGCACAGTATAAAGTACCTTTCTCTAAGTCTACTATGAAAGTATCTCCACGAGATAGAACCTCAGATACTAGCGTAGAGTTAAGTAGAAATCCAGTGGGGCGTATTCTCATTATTATCTTACCTGTCTTTTTATCTTGTACTGGCATTCCATAAGTAGCATATCTAAGTTGTGTTAGCATTCTGGTATCTCCTTGTATGTTATGTGTTATGTAAATCAGGTAGGACTCTCTCATCATAACTAGAGGAAAGAATCCTACAGGGTTACACTACTACAGAACTGCGATACTTATTAAATCTGTGTACTCTACTCCTGATATTCTGTTCCTACGAATCTTAGTTAATACCACTGCTTCCAGATTCTTAGAAGCTTCGATAGTATCTCGGATACCAGTAGTTCCACAATGCACACTCAGTGGTTTGAGTACAGCTTTCAGTTTACCTACTCCGAACTCATTGTCTAACATATACAGTACACCAGTGGAATCACCAGCTGAGAGTGGTACTGTATCTGTAGGAGAAGCAAGTTCCAGAGTTTCTATAGCTACTAACTTAACCTCTACGCAAGGGTGTGTACCTACCTGTTTAGATTCAAGCGAGATGCTAACTTTATGCGCCCCTGCTGGAAAGCTTTTGAACTCTGGCAAGTCTGCAATATCATCTAATTGCATATCTAAAAGAGAGTCTAAAGATGCTTGTACTGTTGTGTTCATATCATATTTCCTTATGTTTAAGATGTTTAAGATGTTTAAGATGTTTAAGTTATGGTGTTATATACTATAGGCTCATAAGACTGGGTGGTTATTCTCTCTCAGAATCAGGAGACTCAAGTTGTTGTACTATGAGCCTAGCATATCCTACTATATCTACCCAAGAGTCTGCATATCTCGGGTCACCGTTTAAGATTCTACCTATCTTATGCATAATCATATCTAGAGCTTCTACCTGAGATGGAGATAGCTTCTTCTCAATAGGCATACCTAAACTAAGAGTACAGAATGTTCTAATATCATTCTTGAGTACCTGAGTTATAAGTGCATGACCTCTGAAGTCTCCGTACCTACTACCTCGCTCAGTTAAAATAGAATCTATTGGAGGTGACTTCCCAGGAATCTGAGTAGGTAGTCCTGAGTCTATAGCTGCTGTCCTTAGTTCTGCCTTAGCCAGTACTGCTCTCTCCATCTTGTGTTCTTGAACTTCTTTAGTTACTTTCATTTAACTACTCCTTTTAATATGCTCTTAAGATTACTTACTGCTACTTCTCCCTGAGTCTGTCCACTAGGAACTGAGTTCTGGAATATGTTAAGTAGAGAAGGTACTGCTAGTTTCTCTATCTGAAAATCTGTACGGCTCTTAGTTAGTATGCTATTAGAGTATGACGTACTAGAACCTGCTACGTGCTTACCATTCTTAACCTCACAATATACTATGTGGTCAAATGCTTTACCAAATGCAGCACTCATACTAGCAGAACCAAAACTAGGTACAAGTTTAACACGTCCATCTTCTAACTTAGCTTCTTGTGTGTGTGCTATACATACTAGATTATATGTAGCTGCTTGGAACTGTGAGCAGAAGAACTCAGTCATCTTTCTTAAAGCTCCCCAGTCATCTGTCTGTAGTTTATAATCCATAGCTTCTGCTCTAGTTACATGAGCTAGTATAGATAGAGATAACTGTGTAACTGTATCTATTACAACTATATCATTTGAAGTTAGAGTACTTAAGTCTAAGGCATCGAAAGTATCTGGCTTATCTTTCTTACATATAGCACAGTTATCTTTACCGTGTGCATGACAGATATTAAACTTACCGAGCTTCATTAACTTAGTCATGGTATCTGCTGCTATTGGAAAGCTAGAACTATCAGGTATGCTATATAAGTCTATGTTAGCCTGAGCTTCTGGAGATAGTTTCCTAAGTGTAGCTGCTCCTCTCTCTAAGTCTATCCAATGTAAGTGATGTGTCTCTGCTAGTTTAGATACTAGAGTACTCTTACCTGAACCCGACAGTCCTGTAACTAGTACCTTCTGTGTATCTGGTGCTGATTGTGAGGATAGTTTCATGCTAGAACTCCCAGTTAAATGCAGTGATGTAACCTATATATAAGCCACGGCATACTAGACCTACTAAGTATCCTATGAAATATACAGGTATCATTATGGTTAATGGAACTGTTGCTAGTAATACTCTTTTAATCTTGGCGAGTAGTATAGTCTTACGTTCCTCCGCTTGTATTGCAGCATCTAGTGAACTCATAGTCCGTAGTCTCCTGTTCTTAAGTGATTAACAAACTCATCTATTCTTTCTCTCTTCTCTGGTTTCCTAGGAGTAATTACTCCAGCCCCTGTGTGAGTA